GTTTGCGTACCTGAAGTGGTACCTGATATACCCTGGATTTGCTCTCCTGCCTGGATACGCTTTATCACATCATCAATAGCAGACTGACGAACTGCATCAGTATTCTGCCCCTTGGCAAGGTAATAAGCGGTCTCCACAGTGCCAGGATTACGCCTCTGTTCAGGTTTTACCATCCGGATATACTGCTTTATCTTGGTACGATACTGAGGATAGTCAGTATACTTACCCGCCACTTCCTCTTCCTGACGGTCAAGCTCTGCCTGTACTCCATCATACCAGTGAAGCATCATACCCATCTCCGTTTGCATTGCCGCACGAGGGTTTTCCTCCCATAACTGATCTAACTCACGAGCGTTGGATTGCACCGTGGGGTTAGCCGGTTGTGGGCTGAAACCCGTGTTAAAGGCAGGATTAACGTTGGCAACTCCGGGATCATTATTGCCACCGACCAATGCTGCTAATCGCGACAACTGCTCCTTGACTTGCTTCGTTTCTTCCCTTGCCTCATGCAATGCCGTTAGAGGTACCATCTTGGGGTCCTGTTCCCCTGTTTTTCCCTTTTCCTCGGGTTTAGGAGTGGCATTCGCTCCACTAGGCGTAGGTTGACCTTTATTTGCGGCTGGGTCAGCAGCCGGATTTGGATTGGCCTTTATAGGGTCCATACATCCTCCTTTGTTTTACGAACCTGTATACGGTCGGTCCGGTACCGAGCACTACTCGCCTTCCCTTTCCTTGACATCTTCAGGAAGACGCTTTATCTCTTCATAAACCTGTAATTTGAGCTGTGTTGCACCCAAATCATCCATAGAGCAGGTCTTGAGCTGACTAAGCAATCCAGCTATCCTGTAATCCAGCTCTTTCTGCACTATCTGCCACTCCTCTGACAAACCGACACGCTGAGCCTGTTCAAAGTTTATCATTTTGCTCCTTGTGGTTGGGGCGGAGCATTAGCCCCTGCCCGTGGTCCAAGCATCTCTGCCTTTATTTGCTCAGGAGAAGCCCCTTCAGCCAGTCTCTGCTGTATAGACATCATATCGTTGGTTCCAAGCTGTTCTGTACCACGAGTCTGCTGGATAGGCGTGAGAAGCTTTTCTATGTCCTTAAAGCCCATAAGTTCGGCTATACGCCTATTTATCTCCTGCCTGTTTATAGTAGGATCTTGTACAGTTATCTCTTTGAACCTTAACAGCTGACCCACCATAGTCTCTTTGTTTATAGTCTCAGATACACCAGTAGGTATAAACAGTACCTTAGCCTGTATCTGCTCAGGTGTTATCTTTATAGGCATTACCTTCCCGTTCTTACCGGTTATCTGCACCCACTCTCCCTCAGTCATAAATTGCTTCAGATTAGAGAAGAAGAACATAGCAAGCTCAGCAATAAGGTCAGTCTCAAGCCTTCTCAGCACAGGCCTGAACCTCATACCTGCAGCACCCTGTAACAGCTGGATACCCATAGCCGTACGATGCTCACTACCCACTTCAGGCATCAGGTTAGCTATAGCTCCTGTCGACTCCCTAAAGTCGTTCTTCGCTGTCTCTTCTTCTTTATAGCTTGATTGAGTCACATCAGGTATATCCATCCATCTCAAAGAAGTAACCGTGTCAGATACTCTATGCCACTTACCAGGCTCTGACATCTGGAGTTTCTTCGTGTTGATAAGAGGATCGTTACCGTTATAGCAACCCTGCCTGTTAAGTACAAGGTCAACATTATCAAGACGTGTATTCACTATCTTGTTAATACGCTCCTGCGTGGGCATACCGGTTTGGCCTATACCAACACCAAACCAGTTAGGCTTGGGATCTTCGAAGAGCTTGAACTTGCAGAAAGGAGGAGATTGGTGGTTGTAGGGGTTTGGTATGCCACGCAGCTTTATATCTCTGTTTATCACGATAATCCAATAAGGGACAGCTATCCTGACCTTATCCTCTTCACCGTCTTTATACGACTCATCCCACGGTCCCCAGTAATCTAACACTTCGTATTCTTTAGCCTTAGTCTGGTTATACTTGCTATCAGCGTTGGGTGACTGTGTCTTGAGAGCTTCTTTAAGATTCTCTGAATCAAACCTGGAATCAGCCGCTAATTTCTTCAATGACTCTTCATCTATGTATCTACGCCTTATAAGAGGCAGAGGATCCCTCACTCTGAGTTTAGCTGGATGCGGGAACATCTCAAAGAAGTCAGCAAACTTACAATCAGGCCTACCTTCTATAGGAACAAAATACCTGTTTCCCTGATCATCAGATTGCCATCCCTTTCTAACATACCAGGAACCACCCTCAGCATAACCCGTACCAAGCAAAGTACATTGCGTAAGACTGGGATAAGTCTCACCCTGAACGTTAGAAACCCTGAAATGATGTTGAATAATCCCCTTTATGATTATACCTTGCTCTTGAGGAGCATCTCCTTCAACATGAACATCCATAGGTGCATCAGTAGGAAAGAGTGCTGTAAAGAGCCTAGGTGTGATAGTTTGCTCCCCTTCAACCATCAAAGGCACATTTATATTGTTCTGCCAGCTATAACCCTTCTTAGGAATCTTATTATGCCAGTAGTCAATAATCTTCTCAGCTTTCTGAAACCTCTCGCTATGATAGCTCTCATAACGCAGAAACTCAGTCACTACATGATCGACCATAGAGTCTTTTAATTTGTCAGCCATAGATCCTCCTATGCCAGGTAGATAAGTACTCTATCCCCAGCACCCAGCCCTGAGTTAACCTCCGATGTGTCAAACACAAGACCCTTCTGGAAAGTATGTCCTAACGGACCAAAATACTTAGATGTATTCCCACCGTTAACATTCATAGCCATTTGCACTACAACAGTCCCGGTTGTACCGAGATCTTCCTGTAAAGCAAAGACATCTCCAGCAGCGGCAGAATGAAAATCTATCATCCGGATTTTTAATGGAGTACCCGCTTTCCCCATTATCTCATTACTGAGATCAATATCCGCATTGAAGACCTCAATAATCACAGGGTTTGTCTTATACGTGTTCGCAGCAGTATGAGCCATCTTATCCTCCTATTTTATTTTAATATCATCCTGGGCATCAAGCTCCCAGTGTTCACACTTAATCGACCAATCTGCCAGATATCTCAAATTCAACTCATGCGTCACATGCCAACCCAAGTTAACATCCTGGCCTGTAAACATATTACTTTCACCCTTGAAGATATAATCCTTAAGAGCTGCTTCATTTATATAAGTACAAACAGTACCTGAAGCATGGATATCTTCCACTCCCTCACCATCAGGCATGCGGACTATCTGGTAATCATAAAAGTCGAAGTTACCAACCTCTTCTTTTATCAACGCTATGTTCTCCCTTGAAATAACAGGCTTCTTTATAAATATCCAAGCTGAGTAGGTATCTGGTGACTTTAAAGCCTTAAATGAACGGGCAACACCTGTAGCAACACCTGTATTCGGGATACGAACCAAGGTAGAAAGCTTCGAATAAGCATCAGGTGGCGGGAATATATCATCCTCCACCACAAACAAATCCCCCTTCCGATATTGGTTCACAAGGTTCATATTAAATGCTACGCCCCACCTCTTCTTGGAAAACCCTTCTGGGCTGGTAGATTCCTCCCTATGAGAGTAAAACCTAAAAGGACTCACAAGAAGCTCGCTCTCTTTAAACCCAACCTTAAACTCATCAAAACACATCCTGACCTGATCTTCCACGTGTCTACCCACAACCCATAGCAGCTTCATATCACCCTTCGGAACTTCAATCCTCCGTAAGTTCTCATACCACTCCTTAAGGCAAAAATCCTTCCCGATGATAGAAACAAACGTACAGGTTATCATCTCGTCAGAACCTTTCCATCTACAATCATATTCTTTCTTATCGTGACCGGAATTCTCTTCACTGCGATTCTCTTCTTGGCGTAAGCTATCTTATCACCCCGTAAAACCATCATAGTCTGATATTGCTTATCTTCCCCATAAGGTCCATCAATCCATGTAGGCATGTTACCCCTCCAATGCTTCTACTCTGTTTACCAGCTCCTTACACACAACCAATAAAAATTCAGCTATCTGAGTTCCTGATTTACCTCTCATATTACCATCAAAATCCCGTGATATGAGTTCTTCTGGAGTTGTGGGATCATCGAGAATCAGTCCTATGTATTCTTTAGCACTAAGTTTTTTCTTTTCTTTAGAATATTTTTTAATCTTGATTGTTTGACCATCAACCTCTTCTTCAAATTCTATCTTATTGCCATAAATCTCTGCCTTTTTCTGATAGGAATATAGGTTCATATTCTTGAGTTTATCAGCATAACCAGAACCTATGAGTTGTACACCTTCCTTATCCGCAAAGGTAGAGCTTCTGTCTGTCCACACACCCGCATTGGAAAGGTTCTCATCCCCTGCACCATCTATCTGAACACCAGAACCAGCTTGTGCTAATGCTATACACGCCTTATCGGAACTAGCGTGGGATAAGTTAAAATAGGAAAGATGTGAGGTTGTCTGGGCACCACCTGATGAAATCGATAAAGCATTTTTGCCTCCTGCTAATACCCCATTTTGGTCAAGTGCAAGACATTGACCCGTCCCATCATTTCTAAAATAAGCAACCGTATGTGAAGTACTTGCATCATCATCATCGACACGAAACAAGTTACCTGCAGTTTGAGTGGTATTAGAGTAGACTTTTAAACCATACTTACTTGCAGCAGTTGCTCCATTCTGGTTTACTATAAGCCCACTGCCTGTTCCGTTTTGTTCTATCTGTTGTCCACTCCCAACTCCGTCCATCGTAACTACGAAACAAGGATAAGCAGAAGAAGCATGGTCACTTTGAAAATGAACTAAATGTGCATTAGCTTGGTTAGCATTAGAGTAGACATACAAACCATGGTCTGAGCCTGCCAATACGCCATCCTGATGAATATATAGACCGTGATTGGTTCCGTCATTATCTATATCAACAACTGGAACATTGCTTATATCGTGGACAGTAAACACAGATGTATTATCCACACCACCGATGCTAACATAACCATTAACATCCGCTACTATAATATTATCAAGCTGTACACTATCGTCATTGTGAAGTCGTGCCAGAGTAAACTCACCCTCTGAACCATCATATGACCATTCAAAT